GTCTCCACTGTACAACACTGTGATTCAGTCAATCATTGACAACATGAACCTGTCTAACCGTGAAGAACTAATGGCTAAACTAGCTCAGGCAGAGCAAGCATCACAGCCTACGCCTGAACAACAGCAAATGCAACAGGCGGCTGCACAGGCACAGATGGCCTTCCAGCAGTCACAGACAGCAGCACTCAACGGTCAAGCATCAGAGTCTCAAGCTAGAGCGCAAAAGATTACTGTAGAGACACAGCTTGCACCACAAGAGCTACAGATTGACCAAATTAAGGCAGTCACCGCTAACCTAAAGGCAGGTGACCAAGAGGACAAGGAGTTTGAGCGTCGCATGAAGATTGCTCAAACATTCTTGAAAGAGAAAGAGATTGACTTAAAAAATCAACCTTCACAACAACCACAGCAACCACAGCAACCAAGTCAACCCCTTAGACTGCAACAAGGATAAATTGATGGTCGTAACACGTACAGAGCTAACTCAGATAGTAGAGCAAATTAACAAGAAGTTTGACGAACTAGAATCTAAGATTAAAGAGTTAGAGGAAAAAAATGTTAAGAAATTACCGAACAAGAAGGCGGCGTAATGCCTAGTCCACGCAAAGGTAAAGCTAGAGTTAAAGTAACTTCTAGCGGTAAAAAAGTTTCCTACGGTCAAGCTGGCTCAGCTAAGGGCGGCGGCCCACGAGTAAAGCCGGGAACCAGTAAAGGTGATAGCTACTGTGCTAGATCTTTAGGAATTAAAAAGCGTTTACCTAAAAGTAAACAAAATGACCCTAACACACCAAACAATTTATCGCGTAAGCGTTGGAAATGTTCTGGTGCTAAATCAAGGAGAAAATAATATGCCCGGTTATGGAATGAGTTACGGTAAGAAAGCAATGAATGGTAAAAAGAAAAAGAAGCCAATGATGGGCGGCACTAAGAAAAAAATGGGTACTCGTAGAGGCCGCTAATGGTTATTGAATCTGTTGCAGCAGCCAGTGCAATTTTAACCTCACTCAATGGTTTGATAAAACAAGCCAATGAGACAGGTTCTGGTATGCAACAGCTTATGGGAACCATCTCTGACTTTGGGGAAGCCTTAAACACTTTTGAGGTTGAAAGAAAAAGCAGCACTTTCAAACCCCTTAGTCAGAATGAAATACTCAAGTTGCAGATGATTCGTCGTTCCTATGAACGCTACTGGAAAGACGTTAATGATTTGCTTGCTATGCTGGACCCACAACTACTTGAGGACTTTAAGAAAGCTAAATCAGAACAAGAGCATGCCCGTAAACAGCATTTGTCTATGCTGGCCCGTAAGAAAAAAGAAAGAGATGTGTTACTACATCAAGTACTAGTAGGAGGTGTTACTTTCCTTATTGGTGGCTTAATAGCTGCTGGAGTACTAACTATAGTCATAAAAACATTTAGTTAAAAAAACACTTGACAAATACGAAAAAGTATGATATAATAGATATGTACTTTAACGTACATTAAGTATTCTTTAACAAAGGCAAAATACAATGACTCAAGAGTTAGAAACTTACTTCAACAATTACTTTGCTATGTTTCGTTCAGAAGGCTGGAAACAGCTAATCTCTGACCTAAGCGGTAATGTTGCACAGATCAACTCAGTAGAACTTACTACGGATAACGATAACTTGAACTTTCGCAAAGGTCAGTTAGCTATCCTAGCAACCATATTGAATCTTGAAACACAGATTGACAACGCTCATGCAGAAGCAGAATCAGGTGAAGATACTGATGCGGAAGCACTAGATGAGGCTGTTTGATTTTAGATGTCCTTGTGGACAACTGTTTGAAGATTTAGTTAAGTCTGATGTCACAACTTCTAGGTGCAGTTGTGGCTTGGACGCTAAACGTGTTATCTCTCCTGTAAGGTCCAACTTAGAGGGTATCAGCGGAGACTTTCCTGATGCTCACGATAGGTGGGTTAAAAAGAGAGAACAACACATGGCACATGAGAGAAGGCAAACCTCTTAGAGAACCTTCATACTAAACATCTCCACAATACTAAGGTACGGAGTTAATAATGGCTAAGATTATTGAACCTGAGCGTCAACAGGATAATAAAGACGTAGAACAACTAGACATGTTTGCACAAGTAGAGGAACAACAGGAAACTCCTACAGAAGTACAGGAACCTGAAATACCCGACAAGTACAAAGGCAAGTCTGCTGAAGAACTTGTACAGATGCACCAAGAAGCTGAGAAGCTATTGGGCAGACAAAGTTCTGAAGTAGGTGAGCTACGTAAGGTTGTAGATACGTATATCCAGACTCAACTCACTGAAGATAAACAAGAAGCACCCCAACAAGTCGAAGAAGTAGATTGGTTTACAGACCCTGATAAAGCTGTAGACAGAGCTATCCAGAACCATCCTAAGATTAAGGAAGCTGAAGCACTCACTCAACAATATAAGCAAAGTACTGCACTGTCAGAGCTACAACGTAAGCATCCTGACATGCAACAGATACTACAAGACGCTAATTTTGCTGAGTGGATTAAAGCATCCAATGTTAGGACTAAACTGTTTGTAGCAGCAGACCAGCAGTACGATCACGAATCTGCCGATGAGCTATTTAGCTTGTGGAAAGAGAGACAGAATATCGTACAGCAAACTGCCGCTGTAGAGCAACAAGCTCGTAAACAATCAGTTAAGGCAGCTTCCACAGGCAATGCTCGTGGTAGTACTGAATCAGCCCCTAAGAAGATCTATAGACGCGCAGACATTATTAACCTTATGAGAACCGACCCTGACCGTTACGCTGCTCTACAACCAGAGATTATGAAGGCGTATGAGGAAAAGAGGGTCAGATAACAAACCTTAAAAAGAGATATTTATTATGACTGATTCCACATATCCCGCAACTGGCGGGTTCGTTGACAACACTAGCGCAGCTACTTTCATTCCAGAAATTTGGAGTGATGAGATTGTTGCTGCATACCAGAAGAACCTTGTCTTGGCAAACCTTGTCAAGAAGATGTCTATGGCTGGCAAGAAAGGCGACACGATCCATGTGCCTAAGCCTGTCCGTGGTGATGCACACGCTAAAGCAGAGAACACTGCTGTAACGGTACAGAACGCTACGGAAAGCGAAGTACAAATTTCAATCAACAAGCACTTCGAGTACTCTCGTTTGATTGAAGACATCACCGACGTACAAGCGCTTAGCTCACTGCGTCAATTCTATACGGAAGATGCTGGCTACGCTTTGGCAAAGCAAGTTGACACCGACCTGCACAGCTTGGCTACTGGCCTTGGTACTTCAGGTACGTCTTCTACAACTTACCTGAACAATGCTGGTACGTTCTTCGTAGATGCCTCTAATGGCCTGTCTACCTATACTGCTGACACGGTTGTTCCTGCTGACGTATTTACCGACGCTGGTTTCCGTGGCATCATTCAGAAGTTGGACGATCAAGACGTACCAATGGAAAACCGTTGCTTTGTTATTCCTCCTTCAGTACGCAACACCATCATGGGTATTGATCGTTACGTAAGCTCTGACTTCGTAAACAACGGTCAAGTCACCAATGGTCAGATTGGTCAACTGTACGGCATTGACGTATTTGTTAGCACCAACTGCCCTGTTGTTGAAGCTGCTAGCGATAACTCTTCTTCCGCTGTAGACTCTCTGGGCGCACTATTGTTCCAGAAGGATGCAATTGTAATGGCTGAGCAACTGGGTGTACGCTCACAGACTCAGTACAAGCAAGAGTTTCTTGCCAACCTGTTTACCTCAGACACTCTGTATGGCGTTGCTGTACTTCGTCCTGAGTCAGGTTTGACCTTGGTTGTTCCTAAGTAACAACTGTTTAGCTGGGGGCTGCTATGGTGGCCCCTTAGCTTTATCTTTAAGGATAGTATTATGTTACAAGCGTTGATTGGGCCTGTTTCTAACTTAGTCGGTACGTTCCTTAAAAATAAAGCTGCTGAAAAACAAGCTGTCCACGAATCCAAGATGCGTAAGATTAACACTGACGCTGATTGGGAGTCTCAACAAGCCAGTGCATCACAGTCCTCATGGAAAGATGAGTGGTTTGCTGTTATCCTTAGCCTACCTCTAATAGGCGCTTTTATTCCTAGTCTAGTTCCCTATGTACAAGAAGGTTTTATTGTTCTTAATTCTATGCCTGACTACTATAAAGGCTTCTTAGCAGCGGCTATTGCTGCCAGCTTCGGTATTAAAAGTGTATCTGCTTGGGGTAAGAAATAAGTGTTTGAGCCTGATATAGATTTTAGCACACTGCCAGCAGGATTGTTTAGCCCTCGTTTTCCTGTTGTTCCTACTTCTACACCTTCTCCTGTAGCTGCTCCTGTAGCTGCTCCTGCTCCTTCTATTACAGAAGTAGCTTCAGGGGGCTACGCTGACTTAGGGGCTGCAATAAGCGACTATCGAAATTCTTTGTTTTCAGGTGCAGATTACTTTGATATTGATGATGTTGATAGGGTAGATGACTATTACAATGCTACCTTTAGGACTACTTTAGGAGATATAGGTAATGTTTATTCTCCATTTGACCTTATAGGTGGAGAAGGCACTATGTCAGGAGCAGGTGCTCCACCAGACAGTATACAAGTAGACCCTACTTTTTACTTTGCTAATGTAGATGCCCCTGACTACCTAAGAGACTTTACGTCTCCAGCTACAACAGAAACTGCTGTATCTGCTTACTCAAACATTGGTGATTTAGAAAATTCATCCGACATGGCCTCTGCTCTTAGTAATTACTATGGGTATGAAATAACACCTACTGAACAAGATTTAGGTAGGTTTGGAGGCAAACTTGAAAAATACACAGGCTCATCAGGAGATAAACTAGCAGAGTTTCATTCTCTTGTAGAGCCTATCCTAGCTGAGCAAGTATCTTACTTACAAACAGTAGAGGGTTTTAACTATCAAGACGCTTTACAAGAAGCCTATAAACGTGATCCAATGTTACAGGCTCTGTACTACAAGTACGATGTAACTCCTATTAGATACGACAGCAGAGGGTCTGAGTATATATATGACCCTTTTAGCTATGGTGAAATTAGAACAATAAAGGTAGACAAGCCTAACCTCTTTGAACAAGTAGCTAGAGCATTCCCTACAATAGTTTTATCCACTGCATTAGGGCCAGCGGCAGGTAGTGTATTAGCATCAACAGGTATTGCAGCAGCAGGAACAACTGCTAATGCTGTTTTATCTAGCGCACTGGCTAGTGCAGCATCAGCAGGGCTACAAGGCGCTGACCTTCAGGAAGCCCTGAAAGCGGCTTTAATTAGCGGAGGAACAACTTTAGCAGGAGATTTTGTTGCAGGTGCTGCTGGAGGCCCAGCTACAGACACAATAATTGATGCATCCGGTAACATAACTTTTTCAGGTGGTTCTCCTTCAGGGGTGTTGTCAGGCGCTACAGACCTTATTAGTCCTGTTTTTAATCCTAATGTTCTTAATCTTGCAGCATCTGCTATTACTGCCCCTGAGCAAGAAGAAGAAGAAGTAACTGTAAGCGATCCTCTTATTACTTTAGATGATGTACTTGAAGCAATACAAGATGGTGAAGAACCTCCAACTACAACAGTAGATGTTCCAGAGTTAACGGATATTCCTGTTACATCTGAAGTAGAACCTATTGAACCACCAGAGGAGTTTGAAGAAGACATTGCTCCTCCTGTTGTTGTACAGCCAGAAGAAACAGTAGATACTGGAGGCGGTGGTGGAGAAGCCCCAGCACCAGAAGCTGTAGCACAACCAGAAGAAGAAGTAGTAACAGAGCCACAACCAGAACAAGAAGACATTTTTACAAGCACTATAGATACTACTCCATTTGGGGAAGAAGATTTAGCCGCAGCACGTTCAGAAGTTAGAGATGATATTCTTACTGGTCAACTAAATGAAGCTATAGAGTACGCAGAAGCTACAGGTAATACAGACATGGTAGAAGCTCTTACTCAAGAGCGTGACCGTTTGTTGGCAGATGGCCCTATGACAGGTGAAGTTATAGAAGGACCTAAAGATGTTGTCCTTGACCCTGTAACTGGAGAGCCTGTTGAAGCACCTGTATACGAAGTTATTCCTACACTTTTAGAGGTATGGAATCAAGGGCAAACAAGTCTTGAAACAGAAAGAGAAGTTGCTGACACTCTTAGGACTACGCTTGAGTCTACACAGGAAGACTTAGCAGAGCAAAGAGAAGTATCTACGGCTCAACAAGAAGATATTGATACTTTAAATACTTCAGTATCTGACCTAACAACTACAGTAGAGAATCTACAAACTAGTTTACAGGAAGCTAATGACGCTAGAGAAGCTGCTGTAGAACAAGGTAATCAGGCTTTAGCAGATGCTTTAGAGCAGCATCAAGAGTTATTACAAGATCAAATTACTACTTCTGAACAAATTTTAGAAGACGCTATAGCTGCTGGTAAAACAGAGTTATCTGATGCTGTTGCGGCTGGAAACGCTGCTGTGGAAGAAGCAGTAGCGGCAGGAGAAGCCCTAGGCGAAGCTCGCTACGGTGAAGGCTTAGGCACAGGTAGAGGAGAAGGTGCAGGCGCAGGCATAGGGGCTGGACTAGGCTTAGGTTTGCTTGCTGGTATGGCAGGGGGCATGGGCGGAGGCACAGCTTATACACCTCCAGACTTTGAAGACTATCAGTTTAGAAAAACATACCAAGCTCCTGAGTTATTAGAACTAGCACCACAGTATGCAGGTTATCAAGCTCCTACACTAGAAGGACTATTTAGAGGATTCATATGAGTACGCAATATCTAACAATAGTAAACGAGGTACTGCGTAGACTACGTGAAGACGAAGTATCTGCTGTAGCTAACACTACATACTCTAAAATGGTAGGTGACTTTGTAAATGACGCTAAGCGCATTGTAGAAGACTCACATGCTTGGTCTACACTAAGGACTACTATTGTTGTCCCTACAGTAGCAGATACTACAGAATATAGCTTGACAAACGCTGGAGAACGTGTTAAAATATACAGTGCCATCAATGACACATCAAACTTTTTTATGCGTTATGAGTCACCTAACTGGTTTAACAACGCATACTACATCTCTGGTGAAGTTACAGGCACTCCAGACTCCTACACCTTTAGTGGTATAGACAGTAATGAAGACACTACGATACTGGTGTACCCTAAGCCTGACGCAGTGTACTCTATGCGCTTTGACTTAATTGCTAGAGAAGCTGAACTAGTTAACGATACAGACACTACAGTGTTACCTAAGAATGCTATTATTCATAACGCTGTAGCTTTGTTAGCTAGAGAACGTGGTGAAACAGGCGGCACTACTGCACAGGATTACTTCTTAATTGCAGACAAGCATTTGTCAGATGCTGTTGCAATAGATGCCTACAAGAATCCTGAAGAATTTATTTACACGGTGCCCTAATGGCTCAAGAACGTCAAAACATATACATAGGCGCTCCCGGCTTCAAAGGTCTTAACACACAGGACTCTCCTGTAACACAAGACCCTGCTTTTGCGTCTATAGCTGAGAATGCTGTTATTGACAAGTACGGCAGGATTGCAGCACGCAAAGGTCTAAAGAAACTTACAAGCAGCGCTACGCCTTTAGGGTCTAGTATTGGCATAGAGACTATCTTTGAGTACATAGACGAAAGTGGCGACAAGGTTGTATTCTCTGCGGGTAACAATAAAGTATTTACAGGGACATCAACACTTACTGATATAACTCCTTCTGGTTATACGCCTACAGCTAATAACTGGAAGATAGTTAGTTTTAACAATCATGCTTACTTTTTTCAACGTGGTCATGAGCCGCTAATATATACTGATGAGTCTGGCTCTGGTGTTTTAGATAACATTGGAGATCATTCACATTCTACAGGCACTGCCCCTCAAGGTAATGAAGCATGTGCTGCCTTCGGTAGACTTTGGGTAGCTGATGTTACTGGTAACAAACATACTTTGTTTTTTAGTGATTTACTTAATGGTCATGCTTGGACAGGGGGTAGCTCAGGGTCACTAGACTTAACTACTGTATTCCCTGAAGGCTTTGATGAGATAGTAGCTGTACGAGAGTTTAACAACTTTTTAGTTATCTTTTGTAAGAGAAGCATTCTATTGTACTCTGGTGCTTCATCTCCTTCCAGCATGACGTTATCTGATGTTATCACTGGCATTGGATGTATTGCTAGAGACAGCGTACAAGCTATAGGCACAGACTTAATCTTCTTGTCTGAGTCTGGCCTACGTAGCTTAGGTAGAGTTATACAAGAAAAATCTAACCCTATAGGTAACGTGTCTAAGAATGTAAGAGACACAATGATGCTGTCTGTTAATGCTGAAACAAACAACATTAAGTCTGTCTATAGTCCAGAAGAATCTTTTTATCTTTTGTTCTTACCAACGTCTTTAGAAGTTTACGTGTTTGACATGAGGGGAACACTAGAAGACGGGAGCTATAGAGCAACTATATGGGCAGGTATAACTGTCTTGTCTGGAGCTAGACTTGTAGACGGCACTTTGTACTTAGGTAACGCTAAAGGTATAAATGAGTACGATGAGTTTCTTGATGATACTTCTACGTACACAATGAAGTACTTTACAAACCCTATGTCCTTTGGTGATCCTTCACGAATTAAGATGTTAAAGGAAATATCCTTTACAGTTATAGGTGGCTCAGGTAGTCAAGTAGTTGGCAACTGGGCTTATGATTACACAGAAGGTTACAGTAAACAAGCATTTACAGTAGCTACAAGTTTAATAGCTGAGTACGGTGTCTCTGAGTACAACGTAGCTTCCTCTGAATACAGCGCAACTATTGTAATTGACGTTGCTAGAGTAAAAGCTACTGGCTCAGGCAAAGTCGCTACTATCGGTATTGAAGCAATAATTAATGGTGGCGCTTTGTCAATACAAGAGTTAAACACTGAAGCACTTTTAGGTAGATTAATTTAATGAGCAACTATACAAAGACAACTAACTTTGCAGCTAAAGATAGCCTACCTTCCGGTAACGCTAACAAGATTGTCAAAGGCACTGAGATTGATACAGAGTTTGACAACATTGCAACTGCATCAGCAACTAAGGCAGACATAGCTGGTCCTACGTTTACTGGCACTGTAACTATACCAACTGTAGATTTAAATGGTGGTGCTATAGACGGCACTACTGTAGGCGCATCTACTGCTGCTGCTATCACAGGTACAACTATTGTAGCTAACACTAGCATTAACATTGCTGGCGATGGCGCTACTGTAACTGGCATTAAAGATGAAGACGATATGTCTTCCAACAGTGCAACTAAACTAGCTACACAGCAGTCCATCAAAGCCTATGTAGACTCACAGGTAACTGCACAGGACTTAGACTTCCAAGCAGACTCAGGCGGTGCTCTAAGCATTGACTTAGACAGTGAGACACTTATGTTTACTGGGGGCACTGGTGTTGACACTAGTGGCTCTGGCAATGCTGTAACCTTTGCTATTGACAGTACTGTAGCTACGCTCACAGGTACGCAGACGTTAACCAATAAGACTCTTACGTCACCTACCCTTAACACTCCTACCATTGGTACTTCGTTTACTATTGGCTCCGCTACAATTACTGAAGCAGAACTAGAGATTCTGGATGGGGCTACTGTAACTACTGCTGAGCTAAATGTACTAGACGGTATCACCAGCACCACTGCGGAACTTAATATCTTAGATGGCGTAACGTCTACAGCAGCAGAGCTAAACATTCTTGATGGTGTAACGTCTACTGCGGCAGAACTTAATATACTTGATGGTGTCACAGCAACAACAGCAGAACTAAACATTATGGATGGCGTTACTGCTACCACAGCAGAGCTAAACTACGTTGATGGTGTTACCTCTAATGTTCAGACACAGTTGGATGCAAAAGCTCCTATAGCATCACCTACGTTTACTGGGACTGTTACTGTACCGGGACTGACTACCTCTGCTGACATCCTGTTTGGTGACAACGACAAGGCTATCTTCGGCGCTGGCTCTGACCTACAGATTTATCACGATGGGTCTAATAGCATTATAAATGACGGTGGTACTGGCGACTTAGAAATGCAGGCTAACCGCTTTGTTGTGCAGTCTGCGTCAGGCGGCGATGACTTTTTAATTGTCACACCCTCCGCTGGCGTAGATTTGCGTCACAACGATAGTGGGACAGTAGCCACTAAACTATCCACAACCTCCACAGGCATCGACGTAACGGGTAACGCTACGTTTGACGATAATGGTAAGGCCATCTTCGGCGCTGGCTCAGACCTACAGATCTATCATGATGGTAATAATAGTTATATTCAAGACCAAGGCTTGTCAGGCACAGGTAATTTAATTCTTGCTGGAGCAGACGTAGAAATAACTACTTTTGGGGGTAACAAGTATTTCCAAGGCGCATCTAACGCCGCTAGGTTGTATCACACAAACAATCAAAAACTAGCCACCACCTCCACAGGCATAGACGTTACTGGAGTTATCACTACAGACGGTATGACCACCTCTGCTGACATTAACTTTGGCGATAATGATAAAGCAGTGTTTGGTGCTGGCTCAGACCTACAGATTTATCACGATGGTAGTCATAGTTATGTTAGCGACCAAGGCACAGGAAGGCTTGTTTTAAATTCCTCTGGTGGTGGTGTTCGTATTGAAAAATCACCAACCGAAAACATGGCTATTTTTACGCCTGACGGCAACTGTGAGTTGTTTTATGACAATAGTCTCAAACTAGCCACCACCTCCACAGGCATCGACGTAACGGGTACTGTGACGGCTGATGGTTTGACTGTTTCAACAACAGCTCCTGTTTTAAAAATCACAAGCGCAGACGGAAATAACGCCATACTTGATTTAGGAAATGCTTCTGATCCAGACGGCGGAAGAATTGTTTATGGCGCGGCAGAAGCGTTGGCTTTTTACACAACCTCATCAGAACGCATGCGCATCGACTCAAGCGGCAACTTGTTGGTTGGGAAGTCGGTAACAACCTACACTACTGAAGGCGCAATGTTTGAAAAAGGCGGTGCTTTAGAATTAACAACAGATTCCGGCAGAGCCTTACGT